AACGGCTTCGGCGCTGAGTATGTTCAGGCCTAATGATTAATTTATTCTCCATGTCTGTCTGCGAATTCTTATACGCCGATTGATAAGGAGGTGATCAAATCATCTACCCCCGGCCCCCTTAAGTGGGGGTCGGTGGGTTTTCTCTTTTTAATTTCTACTTTATAGGAGGCTACTATGGGCTTAATTACTAAGCTACAAGCAATTAATCAAATGTTACTAGCTTCAGGTGAGAACCTTGTTGCTGACCTAGAAGGCGAATCTGGTATTGATACTGGAATTGCTGAGACAGTACTTGAACAAACAAGTATGGACTACCAACTGCGTGGTCTTGCGTCCAATAAGTTTATTCGTAAGTATGAACTAACTACTGATGGTAAGATTATTCTTCCTACTGCTGATGCGGATGAAGAGGGTATTCTTGCTCTGGAGTTAGTTTCTCTTCACTACACTAAAGACGGTGACCAAATAAAGGCAAGAATTCTAAACAACTCTAGTCCCGCTCGCCTATGGAATATCACACAAGATACTGATATCTGGACTAGTGCTGGTGGTCCTTACTATCTAGAGTTTACTATGAAGCTCCCTTGGGAGAATCTTGAGACTACCGCTCAGAGAGCTATTATGACCACAGCCATGCGTCACTACCAGAGCATCACTCAGGGTGATGATGTTACTGATGCATTCCTTGGCTATCAAGAGCAGCTCTTTTCAATTAAAAATAAATCATCTGATATCAGTGACAAGAAGAAGAACATCTTCTCTTCCAATAATCTTTGGAGAGACAGTCGTTATCGTGCTCGTTATTTCAGTGATCCAAATAGATTTCGGTACTGGAGTACCAGAGGTTATTAATGGCAATGCGAAGAAAAGGACCACAAGCTGGTTTCAATACAACTAAAGTTCCAGTCTACATGACCAACAGCGTAGGGCGGCAGTCTCCTAATAGACGCCAGCCAAACGAAGCAGAGAACATTGACAATGCCCTAGTATCCCTAGAGCGTAACTTTGAAAAGCGTCCCGGCTTTGAGATTGTTCCCCAGAAGACCGCAGCCAATGCTACTTCATGGGACATTGGCTCTACCGCAACCAGACTAGATCTTCATACCCTAGCCAATGTAAACGCTAACCATGACCTATGGTACTATTGGTATAACATCAATGAAGATAACACCTTCTTGGTGGTCGTAGACTTTAGTGCTACTAGTTCTTCTGAGAATTTATTCTATATCTTTAGAGTTTTTCCTACTGGAACATGGGAAGATCTAACACCAACCAATCAAAATACTGAAGCAGTTGTTTCTTCCACAAGCCGTGAATATCTAACTTACAATCCAAATAACAAGACAGCAAAGGAATCTCTTAAGGCTGTGTCTTTGGGTTCAAGCATTGTTGTATTAAATACCAATGTAAAGGCTGGCTTTAGTTCAGATACTGCTGGAAAGTTATTTGACCTTAGTGGTACTGCTACTGCTAATGACGATGTTCAAGGTCGCAAAGTTACTTATTATACCGCTTCTAAAGTAATTAGAGTTTATCTTACTGGTGATGATGCGTTAAGTGGTACCGGAGATGATATCTTTTTAGGATGGCGTCCCGGTTATATTTCTGGGGCTACTACTCAAAACGGTTCTGCAACCCATATCCACTTAGCTGAGAGTGCGTCTCCCATTGATGATACTTATAATAACATGGTTATTAAAGTTACATCTAAAACAACAGGAGTTGTACAAACTAGAACAATTTTAGATTATACTGGATCTACTAGACAAGTTACAATATCAGGTAATAGTTTTAATCCACATCCAAACACAGGAGATGGTTATCTAGTTGAAATTACAGGTGCTGATTATATTCCAGCAGAGGATTATTTTTATTCTGATGCTGCTAAGTCTTATCTTGGTCAAAAAGTAAACGACATCTCAGATATAAAGTTACCACCAGAAGCAGACGATTGGTTTGCAAATAATGAAAAGCTTACTACTACTACAGATAATAAAGCTAGGGAAATGTTGCGATTATTATACGATCCCGATACAACCTTAAATAATATTATTGATGGTCGTGGTAAAATTTTCTTTATGGTTAATCCATATCTAAATACAACTTCAGGTTTCTATAGAGTTGTTTCTTGGAATCCTACAGATAAAACATTTTACTACGATTCTTCAAAGGTTATCTATACTACAAGTGGTTCTGGTCGTACCCTTATAACAAGCCAAGGGCGCCCTTATCTTCAAAAGGTAAGAACACCAGACGAACACTCTGTCATTGATTATCGAAGAATGCCTCAGAAGATTGTAGTATCTATTGATGCTTCTAATGTAACAAACTGGAAGATCGAACCAATTAAGTGGACGGCTAGAACAACCGGAGATAAAACAACTAATCCCGGTCCTAGTATCTTTAAGACTGTAGATCGTAAGTCTCTTAGACATCCAAGTATCACTGGCCTCGCTGTCTTCAAGGATAGACTATGGTTCTCTGCTGACGATGTTATCTTCTGTTCACAAATGGGTGAGTATGAGAATCTATTTCTAGACGATCCTTCAAACATTGTAACTACAGATCCTATTGATATTCGTGTCTCTTCAAACAACTACTGTGAAATTACCAGTATGACTCCCTTTGAAGAGTATATGTTTATCAATACCAAGGCAAACATTCAGTTCCAACTAATGACTGCCAATGGTCAAGAGATGTCTCCAACCAATGTGGCTATTGCCCCAGTAACATACTATGGCACTGCTCCTATTCTTGATCCACAGTTCATTGGCTCTCGGCTTTACTTCTTTGATTCTCAGCGGCTCTTCTTATTTACAGGTAAGGGTACCATGGGATATGCCTCAGCAGCCGAAGTATCCACAGGAGCCATGGGCTATCTACCAAAGAACTATAGAACTGCAGCTACGGCTCCTTCACAGGATACTCTGTTGTTCGTAGATGATGACAATCGAAACCATATCTATGGTTACATCAATAGATTCAGCGGTGACCGCGTTATTCAAAATTCTTTCTATCGTTATATTCTTGCTGAAGAAGAGTCTATTGAAACTCTTAAGTGCTATAATAACTATATGTATGTTCTTAGTAAGCGAGAGACTGCTGCTGGCAGTGGAACCTATAAGTACTACTTATACCGCAACTACATGATTACTGAAGATGTGTATGTTCCTCGTCTAGATCGAATGTTTAAGATGAAGATCATTAACTCAGATAGTCAGCCAGTAAACTATAATGCTAAGTATGATCCTTATTCAGCAATGACTACTTATCGTATTCCCGGACATACCGATATTACAGATATTGAAAAATATTTTGTTGTGCTATCTAAGGGATGGTATAATAATGGAAGTAGTAGTGAAGAAGATCTTAGCAATGTTGCTATTCAGCCTTATAGTGTAACAAATAAAACAGACGACTCAAATAATCCTTATACTGAGATTGTAGTTATTGGTGCAAATTACGCAATTGATGGTTACTATGTTTACATCGGTATTAAGTACAAGATGAATGTAGAACTAAGTACTCTCTTTGTACGCGATGAAAACAATAACATCATTGACGGTGTGTTGAATATCCGTAGTGCTATCTTCAGACATTACTATACTGGTCCTTATGATATCGAAGTAACTCATCGTGGTCGAACAGCGTTTACCACTAGTTACATCCCAACAAGACCAGATTACACGGTCTACGAAGATCCTCTTCCTTTGGAGATATTCCAAAAACAAGGAGAGTTTGTTTCCAAGATTGTTGGATACTCAGACTCCTTGGTAATTAAAATCACAAGTGAATATCCTACTCCTGTTAATATTACAAACATGGAGTTCAAAGGAAAGTTCAAACAAAAGTATACAACAATTGATACTTAACGGAGACATACATGGCAACATATGACAATTTAAATATAGCAACAACAACGCTGACCTTTGATGGTAATGGAAATACTTCCGTTGCTTCGGGTACATTTGATTTAAGTACATTAAACTTTTTACCTAATGTTCCTCTTATTGATCAGATTGAAGTAGAGCGTGTTTTTGATACAGGATATGACACTAAGTTTGGTGCTTATGCGTTTACTATTGCTGATCGTAGGCAGATGTTTATCTTTCCAAAAGATTGGTATACAATCAATGAACAGACGAAAGTATTAACATTTAAAGATCTTAGTACCATTCCACTTAAGACTAGTAATAATTTAGATTATCCTTATTCTAGAACTTATACCTTAGTAAGTACATTGACAATTGATATTCCAGTTGTTCAAGCTTCTTACTCCAGCGTAAATGGTATTGTTAGACAAGCAGATATAGTTTATATCCGCCGTAAGACACCCTCAATCAATAGTATTGTTACTTTTGCTCCCGGTACTCGCTTGACTACAACTCAGTTAAACCTGCAGTTTGATCAGCTAAAGTATATTGTACAAGAATTGGCAGCAAAGTTCCGTAATGAAGCTATTTTAAAGTATGATGAAAATGCTACAGATGGTCCCTTCCTTGGACAAGGCGATCTGAAGATGAATAACAACTATATTAAAGATGTTAATTCTCCAGCATTTACTCAACTTGGAACTTCTATTGCAGATAACACAAACACTACTTTTAACGCTTCTACCTTCCTTATCAATTTAGATACATTAGGTGATGCGATTATTAATGGTACTCTGCATAGAACTGGTGTTGATAGTTCTCCTCCAACATTTACTGGAGACTATACTGCAGGTAATCGTAAATTAATAAACTTAAGTGATGGTACATTAGTTACAGATGCAGCTACTATTGGTCAAATTCAAAACGCCAATAACATAACAACAGGCACACTTAGTGCTGCAAGAATTGGTGATGGTACTCTTTCTTTAGGAAAGCTTTCACAAGCGGCTGGTCAAAACTATGTCTTGCCTTCAGATGCTCTTCCTGTAGCAAACAGCTTGAGTTCAACTACAGCCTTTGGTGCTAGCACTGGTAGCAATACCAATAATATGCTATACGCATCTGTAGATACTAAGGGAAGAATTACTTCTATTGGTCATCGCAGCCTAGTTACCGCAGATCTACCTGATACATTAGTAACCCCCGGAACCTATGGTGATGGTTCTACAGTTCTTACACAGATAACCGTAGATAGCAAGGGCCGCATTACTGGGGCACAAGAAAGTTCTATTAGTGCTTCAAATATTACTTCTGTTAATGCTAGCGCAGTTACTGGTGCTCTTACTTCAGGTAACCTCCCATCGGGAGTAGTAACTGCGGGTGTTACTAGCATCCCCAATAGCATCACTGTCGATACCTATGGTCGTGTGACTTCCGTATCCGGCGGTAGTATTACAGCTAGTAATGTTTCCAATTTTAATAGCGCAGTCCAAACAAATAGACTTGATCAAATGGCGGCTCCTACAGCAGCTGTAAGTCTTAATAACCAAAAGATTACAAACCTAGATACACCATCTGCTAATGGAGATGCGGCTACTAAAGGATATGTAGATACAAACTTTACTAAAACTGTAGATCTTAATACACCTATTGATAATCGTCTACAAACAAACTCTGTTTACTTATCAGCTACTGGTATATTAAATGCAGGTGGTAAACCAATTACCAATGTTGGAGCCACAACCAACGCTAATGATGCAGTCACAAAGAGTTACTTAGAAGCCAATGCAATCTATGCAACTGGCACTAATCTAAGTGCGGGTAATAAATATCTTACTGATTTAATTATGCGTCCGAGTGGCTCATTGTCAGCCAATGATGCAGTTAACTTTGGTTATATTGAAACCGCAATTTTAAATGCAGGAGGACAACAACTAGTTGGTACTTCTTCTCCTCAGGTTTTCAAACAAACTTGGGCATCGGCTACTAATATCTCGGCATTCAATACTCCTTTTACTGGTTATTATAGATATCAGTTTAATTTTGTAGATCCCGGAAATCCATTATACGCAACTAGTGCAACAATGATGCTAGTTGAAGGTACTGGTGGTACTAGAGTCTTTACTCCTAATCTAGCTAATGCTACTGCTGGTACTGTCTATGATGGTTACTTCTGGTTAGATACTAGTGGTGGTACAACTAAAGTATTAAATGTATATGTTAATAGCACACCAACAAATGATATTACAATTAGAAACTTTGGTTTATCTCGCATTGTAGCTGGTGGAACAGCCACAACTAGCTCAACTGGTTTAGTATCTATTGCTTCTGGTAATGATGGTGGTATTAGTGTATCTGGTGCGGGTGCTATTGCAATAATTCCTGCTACCTCCTCTCAACTTGGCGGTCTAAAGTTAGGCACAGGCTTAAGTGCAGGTACTGGTGGTACTGTAAATGTTGCTTTTCCAATCGCTAATAATACTACCCTTGGTCAAGTTTTTGTTCCTGCTGTTGCTACAAGTGGTCTGAATTTAAACACCACAACAGGTGCTCTATCTTTATCCACAGCATCCTCAACACAACTTGGTGGTGTTAGAATTGATGATACCGCTGGCTTGACAAATACAAGTGGTTTAATTTCAGTAACACGAAGTGATTCTACTAGTAGTACTTCTACTACAACACTAGCTAACTCTAAGGCAGTGAATGACCTGCGTGGCTTAACCGTGCTACGCGATGGTACTCAGGCTATGAGTGGAAAGCTAACCGCAGTTGCATCAACCACAAGCATTGCAAGTCTAAACTTGCCTTCAGGCGTGGCCCCAAACTCTCCTGTTATTGGCGATGTTTGGAATCAAAGCGGTACACTAAAGTTACGCACTGATAGCAGCACAACCAAGGATATTGCTTTTACAGATAGTTCTATTACTGGTAATGCAGCAACTGCTACTAAGCTAGCTGCTACAAAGAATATTACTTTGTCTGGAGCAGTAACAAGTAGTGCTACGGCATTTGATGGTTCAAGTAATATTACAATATCTACCACTCTTGCGACTGGTCAGGCTGTTACAAGCCTAGCGTCTTCTGACATGACAGTCTCTGCTTCAACTGGATCAGTAACACTAACGCTACCTCAGAGCATCAGCACTTCTAGTAGTGTTACATTTAATAAAGCTACTCTTGGTAATATTCGTATTAGCAATACTGCAAATCAGATTGATACTTCTTCTGGTAATCTAATTTTAGATTCTACAGGCGGAACCACAACAATCAATGATAACACCAGTATTGCTGGTTCATTGGCTGTTACTGGTACTAACACTACTTCCCTTGGTGGTGCAGTGACTCTTGGTGATAGCCTTGCTTTAACCACAGCTGCTGCTAAGGTTGCCCTTGGTGGAACAGCCGCCGCAGCCACAACCTCCATTGAGCGTATTGGAACTGCTTCTGGTGTAGTTGGAGTTGGTGATATTGTTATGCGAACTCCTGCTAGCCGCAAAGCATATCTAGTATCAAATGATACACCTACAACTGCAGCTACTGCTAATGATGTTATTATTACAGAAACTGCATTAGCAAGTAGAATTAGTGGCTTAAGTAGTACATACATGTCTAATGCTGGCGTTGTCAATAGTGCAGGAAGTCAAACTTTTGGTTCGTCTGCTTCCAGTGGTGCAGTGTTTATACAGACTGGTAATCCAACCCCCGCTACTCAAGTAACTGTTGCAGCTAATGGTAGCGTTACTCTTGAAAAAGCGCTTACTGTAGTAACAGGTGGTGTTGCAATTAACGCAGGTGGTCTAACTGTTGGTACTAGTGGTACTGGTAATACAGCTACTGTTTATGGACCACTAGTTGTAAATGGAACAATCAGTGGCGTTTCAACACCCACTGCATCTGGTCATGCTGCTACTAAAGGTTATGTAGATACTTATAATGACAGTGTTTCTATAGCTTCAGTATATACACCAGTGCGTAAAGCTTATTTAACGCAGCCTATTACTTCTTATAAAGTAGCGGCTTTAAACCAAGCTAATGACATTACTATTAGTACTTCTGGTTTTACAATAGGTGTTCCAGAGTATTTTCCACTAAGACAAAGTGGTGGAACACGCACTGTTAGTTTAAGTATAGCTGCTAATCATAAGATTGTACTCCTCTATAAGTATTCTTCATCTGATCCCGTAAGTGGACTTGTACTTACTACTGCAACAGTGTCTGTTTTACTACCAGATACTATTACAGGTTTATCAGAAATTTTAGCAAAAAGAACTACTTCTACTTCTGTTACTTCTGGTACATTTACTAAATTGTCTTTGGGTACAATTTGGGATGGTGGAGCAACCGGAACAACAGTTACTTTAGGAAGTGGTAGTATAAGTACTGCACACAACCATGATTTTGTTTTAATGCGTATTGCTTAAGGAGTAAACAATGACAGAGAATAACCTTGCACTATCTGTTTCGTTTATGCAGTTGGCTATTCTCACCATTGGTGTGGTCACTGTGATTGTCAGACTAGGTAAGCGAGAAGCCTTGATTGAATCTAATGCCGATGAGCTTAGACAACTCAAGGAAATAACCAAAGACTTAGTAAAGGCTGATATTGAAAATGGAAAGAGTATCATAACCGTCATAGGAGATCTCAAGGCACTACGCTATCGTGTAGAAATGCTGGAGTCTAAGTAATGCGTTATCTATTCTGGTTGGTTGCTTTAGCTGGATGTTCTTCCACACAGGAGATATCCACAAGCAATCACTATATTCAACAAGAGGCTATGGCTATTATTCAAACCACGGATATCAAAGCTGCTCACAAGCATGCCCACAATATCCTTGGTGAATCTACTGACATAGCAGGAGCCGTTGGCAATGTAAAAGACATCACGCCGTGGTGGGGAGATATGTTAAGCTATGGTTTCATAGCCTTGGCTATCATTGGTATCTGTGTATTGTTGTGGTACACAGGTATCGGAACTCTAATTCAAAAAATCGTTTATTCATTAGGTCTATTCATCCCAGAGAAGAAGATTCAACAGGCCAAGGTACTTGCCGAGGCCAAGGATGAAACAGACCCCACAACAATTCGTGAAGCAATTGCAGTACTACGGGCATCAGATCCCGCATTCAATGCTGCATATAAGAAAGTAGAAGGATAATAATTATGGAATCATTCCTAGGTTCAGTTTGGTTTGCTCTCATGCTCTTCGTAGTAGGCTATGTTGCGGGTTCAGTCGTTCCCGTAAGTAAGCTTCCTGAGTTGTTCAAGAAGAAGTGAATCCAGAACTAATCAATTTATTGAACTCTCGTCTTATTGAGCGTCTATTGGACGATCTCAAGGACGATACAAAGAGTACCCCCGGACTATACCAAGTCATTCGTGGCGTGGTAAACGACAACCGAGAGGTGCTAGATGGCATTCCCTCCAGTACCCTCAATACCCTTGAGGATACCATGAAGGCCAAGATGCCATTCAAGTTTAAGTCTACTCAGATTTAAAGATCACCCTAGGGGGCTTAATTGCTCCCTAGGGCTTTCCATGTGCCCAAGGCTACCCAGATAGCCTGAGGCTGTTAGAATCGTTTATAGGGCATTCTAGGCCCCGTAGAAAGGAAACCTATGCAAGCCCCCAAGGAAGTGATGGAGGATTTCAGAAACCACCTCTACTTCAGTTTTAAGTACTTAGGTTTAGGTGAACCTACCGCCAAGCAATATGCCATGGCTAATCGCCTACAGGAAAATGCAATTGATTTTATTTTACAGGCTGGTCGTGGTGATGGTAAGTCCGTCATCATGGCAGCGTATGTATCTTGGCTCCTCCTGCAGAAACCCAATACTACAATACTTGTATTATCTGCCACAGCGGACAAGGCCATCAAGTTCGTATCTCAGGTACGGGCAGTGGTTACCCTTGTTCCCTACATGAAGGCACTGGAGCCACAGGAGGGAGACAAGGACTCAGCCTTTGGATTCAATGTCCATAACCGTACTAAGTTTGGTCAGGATCTTTCAGTGACTGCCAGAGGCATTACCTCCCAGATCACAGGTCTCCATGCCGATAAGATTGTGTGTGATGATATTGAAATCCCCGAGAACTCTGATACCCCACAAGCCAGAGAGAAACTCTGGGAGCGGTGCCTTGAACTGGAGAATGTAAAGAACAAAGTTCAGGATGCCACCATTCAGTTCCTTGGTACACCCCAGTCTAAGGACTCCGTGTACAACAAACTAGGCGGCATTTATAAAATCATCAAGTTCCCTGCCGTCATGCCAGACCTAGACAATGCCGAGGATGTAGAGGATGTTGATCCCTACATTCTAGGACTAGGACTTGAAGCAGATGAGTCCACTCAGCCTGAACGGTTTACTACCGAGGGTATGAGAGAACTAGAAGGTAGGGTAGGTCCAGTTAACTTTGATCTACACTATCGACTAAAGACAAGCAGTGCAGACAATAAGAAGTATCCACTAAGACTGGAAGATCTAATTGTGTTAGATGTAGATCCAGAAGTATTTCCCTTAAAGGTTATCCATGCCAAGAAGGATGTCAATAGACGAGTCTCTTCATTTGGTATGAAGGGTGACCTTGTGTATGAACCCATGCACATTGAACCACAGTTTGTTCCTTATACCCAGACTGCCATGTTCATTGACCCTTCAGGCCGGGGTGCAGACGAGACTGCTATTTGCATTGCCTCCTTTGCCCACGGTTATGTGGTCATTCATGAGTTGCTTGGTATCCAAGGTGGCTATGATACTCCTACACTAATGCAGGTATGCAAGTTAGTCAACCGATATAATATTAATCTTATTCGGTACGAGTCCAACTATGGTGACGGTATGTTTGGCAAGATCATGCAACCAGTCATCAGTGAACACTGTGGCCCTGTAGCCATTGAAGAGTACCGAGTATCTGGTCAGAAGGAAGTTCGTATTGTGAATGCCCTTGAGCCTATTATGGCACAGCATCGCTTGGTGATGGACACCGAGGTATTGCTGAGCAAGGAAAACCAAATGCAGCTTACCCGTATCCAGACAAAGCGTGGGGCACTTAAGCACGATGACCGTGTAGATGTCCTCAGTGCTGCGGTATCCTTCTGGACAGATGCGCTTGCCATTGACCCTGCTAGGGAAATGGAAGTACGCAAGGAGCAAGAGTACAAAGAAAAGATAAAGGATTGGATGTCAAACAAGAGAGCCTTGGGTATTCTGGGTGAAAGAATCTCAGGTGCAGTTCTACTGAATGGCAAAGATCCTATAGATAAAAAGAATGCAAAATCAATTTTAAAAAGAGGTCGTAGATGAGCATAGTTGTTGTGACTGGTGTGGGACCTAGAACCGGGACTTCCTTTGTAATGAAGAAAGCCAAGGATGCTGGTCTGCCAATCATTGGAAAACCTTTTGATAAAACTCTGGTACCCGAACATAACCCTAACGGGTATTTTGAGACTACCTCAACAAAGCCAAAAGTTCTTAACAACCATGTAGTAAAGTTATGGTCTCCTGACTTAGCGTTAATACCTCCATTTCTAATTTCCAAAATCGTAATACTTGAGCGCAAAGATAAACTAGCGCAGATGCATAGTACATACAAGGTGTTTAAGGATGAATGCAAACTCATTCCTGACCTAGCAAAAAAGTATAACCCATCTACCATTATCCAAGAACACGATGCGTATCTCAAGCAGTGGTCAAAACAATTTAATCAAAATAATATTATGCGAGTGTACACCGAGGATCTAAACGATTCCATTGAGAGTATACTTAGCTTTTTAGAAAGAGGCTTAACATGGGCGTAGCAATCGCAATGGGCGGCATGGCATTAGCATCAGGGATCATGGGAGCATTTGGTGCTTCTTCCCAAGCAAGTGCTCAAGCACAGGCCGCTGAGATTCAGCAGCGTAACCAGAACTTTCAGAACCAATGGCAAAAGGCTTCTCAAGATCGTAACACTATGCGCCAATTCCAAGCATCCTTGGAGCGCAATGCACAAATTGAAAAAGCAGCAAACAAGGAAAGAGCCATGTCCGAGCTATACTTGGACAAGACTTTCTCCAACCAGAAGAGCACTCTCAGCAAGCAGACAGCAGAAGTAAACTCACAGTTTATCTCTGCAATGTCTGGCAGAGGTGTTAATCAAAACAGCGGCACAGCCCGAGCACTGCTTCGCCAGAACATGGAAGCACTAGGAAATAACATGGCAGCTCTAAAGCTAAATCATCGTAGTGCTTATAATGATATCGTAAATCAACAACAGGCCAGACTGGCTCAGCGAAATAGTTCAATGTCCCCAGATCTTGGAGTATTCCTCCCTAGCACTGGCGGTATTGCTGATAACTCTTCTACTGCTCTTACTACTGGTTTGATTCAGGCGGGTATTCAAGGTGCTGCAGTGGGTATCAATGCACAGCTCCAGTATGGCAAGCCATCTGGTGGTGGCGCTCCAACTCCCGGAGGAACTTCTGGAGGTGGTGGAGCCAACTGGGCCTATGGTATTATGAACCAAGCATTTAATGCTGCTATTCCATCAATGAAGATTGGAGGCTAATATGGCAAAAGATTTATTTTCTTCTCTGCAAAAGATTGCAGCAGAAGCCAAAGGCAGTATATCCACAAACGATACAGGCAATGAGAAGTTAATCGACTCTCAGGATATCTCAAAGATTCAGAATGCAACTCAGATTGCAAACGACATGTATCCAGACCATGCTGCAAAGCGGTTTGACTACTGGAAGAAGTCGGTATCTTTGGATGGCATGTCTAACAATGCTCGTAACGAGTACTGGAAGACTTATGAGAAGATGCATCCCCGTGGTCTTGATGGAGCCAAGAGTGATTTTATTAATGTTACTCTTAATGAAGTAGGTCTTGTCAACGGAGTCTCCAACAAAGAGTTCCTGTTGCGAGATCGTATCTCTAACTCTCCACCTTGGGCCAATGATGTCCTTGGCTCAGAGCTTGCAAAGTATTCCACTGTGGTTGCCAATGCCAACATGAGCAAGGCCAGCCAAGTCTACGGCAAGTCTCTGCAGGATAAGATCAATCGCTTTGTGCATAGCGCAAGCCTTGATCCCGATGTCTCTGTAGATCAGCACACTTCAGACTTCCTTCGTATGGAACAACTAAATCTGTTTGATGTTGCCTCGGTCAGCAATGGCCGTATTGGCGCACACGATCAGTCTGGTCAGTTTGTTCCCGGCTTTGCTATTGCAGACCGTAAACAAATCTTCCCAAAGGATTTCTATGGAACTCCATCAGTTGCTGAGCAGGTTATTGTACGAGATACTGCAACCAAGCCAATCAAGGATGCAGTCGAAACAAGAATCATTAATCAGCGCAGCTCTATTTCCCGTCAGGAAAGACTGTCCGCCATGGAAGCCACAAAGCTTTTGGAGGCAGGTCATTACCCAATGGATCGTTGGGGCGAGGCGTTCTCAATCAATCCAGAGGCTAGCAAAGAAGATCAGATTTCCCGTGGTTTAAAGGGAGAGATTGCTGCTGGTCGAATTAAGTCTAATAAGGATTTAATTGAAGGAATCTATACTGCAATGACAAAGTTCCCAACAATGTTTGGAGATTTAAATAATGGCGGAAGTTAAAAATGAACTTAGTAAATTACTAGGCCAGAGAGGCTTAGATCCACTACAGCAAACTATATATGAACAGGGGCCAAAGAATTCCTTTGTTGCCCCTGAAGTACAGAATGTATATCAAGAAGGTAAAGTATACTTCCCTTCTCCACAAGTTCAAGTAGAGAACAGTGATGTTGCATGGTACAAGCTCGGAGAGTTTGCCTTTGATGCAGCCCTGAAGACATTCACAAATGTTCAGGACTATCTAATTGACACTAAGCGCAATGGAATAGTTGATGCTAAGGATCAAGCGCAGACTGCGCTCTTTGATCTGGAGAGCAAGCTTAGCGTTGAAAGCTACAATGCTGGTGCCCAGAAAAGAGAAAAGCAAGCAGCCCTTATCGAAGATATGCAAGCTGAAGCTAAGCTCATTCGGAAAACCTATGCTGATAAAGTAAAGAATGTTTTAGGTGAGGATCATGATTTACTTTTGAATCCAAACCTAAACATGGGAACTCTCGGTCTTAAGTACCAGAACCTTGCTCTAACTAGCAGAGGAAGCGATAGAGATATCAGCCGTACAGCCAACCGAATGCTATATCAGCTTGAGCGTGTAAACAAAAACACCGAACAAGTCAATGATATGTCTAAGGCATGGATGGCTGGTGCTGGTATTACAAAAGATAATATTTCTGCATTTCAGACAGGCCTTGCTCCCATTCCAACGAATGGTGGTGCTCCTGTCATTGGTGCTGATGTGCAGCCAGACGGCTCCTTTAAGGTCAAGACAACCGTTATTGATAATAGAGAAGTTCCGTTGTTAATTCAACATGAAGGACAAGAAGGCTACTTCTTAAACTTACAAGCTATTGATGCAGCAAGTTGGGATGATCTACAGGGACTAGTAGTACTAGATCAGAAGAGCAGCTACTTAGCAAGTCCCGCTGCTAAGCAGTTTACCAAGACAACCGAAGATATTATTACTAATGTAGCCAATACTGAAGGCTCTTCCATGAGCACAGGCATGTCTGCGTATGCTGGCCAAGTCTTGGCACAGTTTTCAGACTCCGTAGCAGAACGGATGATCAATGGTCTGAGTGGATTAGGTACTGATGTTATTACCAAGGAAGGTGCGCGCATGAAGTTAATGATGCTTCGTGATGCGGCTATTCAGAGGATGCCTATTGAGCAAATCAATACCCTCACAGCAATGTCTAACCAGTCTCTTGGCCAATCTATTGATGGTCTGCGTAAGTTACAAGCATCTAGTGGTGGTTTAATATACGGCAATATCAGAGAAACTGGAAGAATGGATGAGCTTAATTTAGAAGCTGATGCAATCTTAAAAGTAATTGCTGGTATTAATCCAGAAGAACCACTACTCAAGCAGGACTTTAAGTTCAAACCTGATTCTACAGGTAGCGGCTTTACTACTGCTAATCCTAACAACGCTATTATATTATCCCACTTCTTGCAAAAGAATCCCGGACTAATGCCAGTCGTTGCTCGGGTAATGGCTACAGCCAAAGACAATAGCGCACTATATACAAATGCAGATGGCACTATAGATCCAGCAAAGCGTTCTGCTCTGCTAGGTAAGCTTCTACATGAACAAGTTAATTCATCTAATTATGTTAACCTAGGTGCTCAGGCTGATGGCACTCCAACCTATATTTATAATCCCGGCTTGATGCATGTACAACAAAGCATGTCTGAGTTAGCCAGAGACACACAGAAGATAGCCGGATGGCCTACTGCACTTAAAGATTCTAGCAAGCATCAGCAGGTCATGGCACAGACTGCATGGTTCTCTACAGATATTGGTAGCACATCATCCAAGGCAAATATTATGGAGATGTCTGCCGATCAGGCTTATGAAGCTGCTCGTTCTTTCATACCAACTGCAGATAAAGATTTATTTGTTAAGGGATGGGAAGCAATGCAAGCCGTTCAGGATGATCCTGAGTACGGCTATCGCAGTGCAAGTCTACCTCCAATGGCTATGCTATACAGACTAGCCTTGGCTGCTACTCCAGCTGTTCAGGAAAAGTCTGGTGCTTTTGCTATGTTTAGCGTAGCATCACCAGAGCAGCGAGAGCAAGCCATGAAGCGTATCATGGATGACTTCCCCCTAGAAGTTGATCCTACTACTGGTTTTATGCCCGGTATTTCCATTGACATTGACACAGGAGCTTCTAGCCTTGACTTCATTGGGGCTGCCAATGGTGGCATTCCTATTGCCATTACGGGCATTAAGGGAAAGTCTGGTATTGATTATATGGACGCTGCTTACTCTATCTCAAGTAGAGTCAATGGCCGTGTAATTCCTAAAGGCAGCGATGGTATGCCATCTCTAATGATTCATGCTAGCTCAGTCAATGATAAGAACCCTGAGTTCTCTTCTAATCTGAAGAGACTGGGCAGTGCTTATCGTGGAAACTTGGATATGTCCATTGCAACCAATGAAGACATGCCAAACGGAAACAGTCTTAATATTCGATCTGAAGAAATTCAGAATGTTATTAGTGCAACTACCACTCCATACCTACCAAAGAAAGCACAGGCAATCTTTGGTAATATTTTAATTGATCAACCACTAGTTAATGCAGAGACAGCTATTGCTTCTTTAAGCCGAAATGGTGTTGCTTTGCGTGAAGTAGTTGATAGTGATCCTCAGCTGAGCAAGGTAAAGAAGTTAATGTATGAAGTTGCAGATATCAATGGCAGAGGACCAGCTACGGTGGATAATCGTGTGCTCTTTAGCCCAGAGAATCTACAGCGTCTATATACGCAAGCAGTGGCCCGTGGAGCAAAGACACAAGGAGACTTTGTTGGCTTTGTGTTAGGAACAATGAAGACATTCCAAGAGAACAGGGCATCTCTAAAAGAGAGAGACTTTGTTGCTCAAAATCAAACTAACTCCGACACTACGCAAGACATTGTAATGCAGGGTGAAGAGCAAGGACGAATCCTTTGGAAGCCAAGCTCTCCTAGGTTCTTTGACTTTGTTACTGATCAAGCCCGACAAAGCAAGACAGTATACTCTGGTCCTGCTCCTGAAGATCCAGAGAACAAGACAGCATATTATGTTATGGATGCAGAGCAAGCTACTCAGCGTGGCTTGACTGTTGCCATTGACGCTACCATGCTTCCTGATCTAGACGCCTCTCCCCGTGGTAAGTCACAGGCAAAGCGAAGACAGATTAATGCTACTCGGGATATTCTATTCCCATCAAAACCACAAGCAGATACGATTTCTCTGACAGAAATAGGTAGACAATCAACTCTTCCCTCTAACATGCAGAAGCAGTTTCAGGAAGACTTCAATGCCTTTGTGGCAAAGAATGATATCAGTGACTTTGTAGACCTTCCCTTTATTGATCTATCTGGTTATTATACCGACAACGGTAAGATGCCTGACGATATCGCAAAGGTTCCTCAGAAGTATATCCTACCCGGACACAGTTCTACCAGACCATGGGTTGATCGGCGTGAGCGCAAGGATTCTTTTGGCCGTAAAAACGAACTGGTTCAGAATATAAAGGATACTACTAAGACAATCCAGACATCTGGGTTCTCTGATGAACAGCTGCGTCAAGCAGAGGAACAACTAGGTTTTCCTGTTTATGTTCCCGGTAAGATAGCTAATGTTGTTATAGAAGGAACATCTTCAATACTCGGCGGTCTCTTTGGATTTGCTAAGACTGTTGATGATGCTTTGTCCAAGGGCATGACTCAGGCTGGTGATAACCTCAATGCAGACATTGAAAAGAATGCTATTGAAGTTCATAGACAGCAGACAATGGAACAGTACAACAAAGATCCTTATGCGTGGTACAACAAGGTCTTTGGTGGTGATGCATTAACCGCTCTCCGTAGAAACCCACCAAACAAGAATGAAGTTAAGGTTCCAGAAAAGTTCTTTAATTTTATTAATGCCGTGGTTGACTTTGGTGAGCCAATGGGTCCATCACCTTTCCATTACCTAGGCATTACTACAGATCGTCAAAAGAAGTTGATTAGCACAGGCTGGTCTACACTGGAAACTGAATATCAAATTCGTCTTGGTCTTAGCAATAAGTCAGACATTCTAGCCGATATTCATGAGACCATTGATAACTTAGAGCCAAATACTTTTAATCTTAGTTCTTCAGATAGTGTAGCATTTGCCAGCAGTATATATGAAGCGGCTAAAGATACTGACAATCCTCTTACAAGAGAAGAGGCAAAGGTCCTTGCAGTTACACCTGCATGGAGACCTGACCTAAAGAAAGCATACTTCAATCTGAGTCTATACCCAGATGGCTATGCAGGTCACACTTACAAAACAACCCGTGAATCCATTGTGGATGCATTGAGAAAGTTGTTGAAGTAATCCTATTTATGGCGCATTGCTCCCAGAAAGGGTAATAATGTTTGATTTTGCACAAGGCTTTCCAAGCCAACCTTCGCTGCCTACTTCCGGGCCGTTGAACTACCAAGCCGAGAAGTTAATCCAAGTTCGTGGATTTGGCGAGATGGGCTTGAACCCAGTAAACATGGTTGGCGGTATGCTCAACCAAGTAGTCGGTGATGATTATGTTCGCGTTCTTGATGCCTCTGGTCTACGCGATGGAATTAACTGGACCCATGGTGAACTTCGCAAGGTAGCGGATAACCGTGAGTATGGAAATCTTGAATACTTCATTAATACCCTTAACGGTGGTAAGCAAAACGATGCAGCAGTTGGCTTGGGATGGGCTTTAGAACCCTCCCAAGCCATGCTGTATCGCCAGATCATGGGTAATAATCCACTAGAGCCAGTAATGTTTGCTCCTAGTGAAGTTACCCCAGAGATCATGGCCGCTGAAGAACAGGAACTAAAAGGACTATTATCGACTGATGGTGTCTCAGAAGAGAACCAAAAGCGAGTACAAGAAATTTCAAACAAGAAAGCTTATGTCGAATCAAAGACACAAGCTGACAAGAACCTAGGCTTTAACTGGTGGGATTGGTATAAGCAAACCAATGTGTTTAATGCTGCTTCCACTTTGGGAGTCAATGTTCTTGGTGATAAGGATATTATTGATACACTTACTGAGTATGATCCAAACTTTAAGTCAAACGATTGGTTTGATAATTTTGCTGCTGATCCAATTGTTAAGCAGGGTTTACTAGAAAACGGGATCACTGCAGATACTGTAGCTGAGTCTCCCAATGCTGACCATGCTTTTATGCGTATTAGCCATATGATGTATGAGTCCAATACCCAAAAGAGACTGGGTACCTATAAGCCAACTAATTATGACTTTGTAAAGAACATGGGTTCAGGCTTAGTTAGTTTTATGGTGGATACCCCAACAGGTGCTACTATTATAACAGGAGCGGCTGTTACTACTGCAGCGTCAATTTTTAGCCCTGCTAACTTTGCTGCTGTAGGAGCCACTGCTTTAGGTGAAGCTGCTGTACTGGGAGAAAGCGCTGTTGCCACAAGCAGTACCATGACCTTCCTCAATGGAGCAAAGACACTAGGCGAAACTCTCTATAAGCTCCCACTTGGTATGGCTCCTCAGTGGATGGAGGGTACTACCCTTTTATCAATGACTGCAGCTAACATAGCTTCCGGTGCTATTCAAGGAACAATCGGTTCTTACAATCAACAAGCCAATGAGATTTCCTTTGGTGCGGCTACTATGTATGTTAATCCTTCTGTTCGTAGAGAGATGGATTATAGTGAGGTAGCAATAGAAGCGCTGTATTCCGGTGTGATGATGGGTGGTCTATTTGGTTTGGGTGGTGGTCTTTTACGCTCTGTAAAAGGCATGACTGATAATGGACTCAAGGGACTAATCATTGATCCAGTAACAGGCAAGCGTAATAGACTAGACCGTAGCTTTACTTTCCAAGATACGCCACTAGGTAATACACTCCAGATGCTCCATATCAAGGACTACGAAAGAAGTCTCATTGACCTGAAGCCAGTTGATGTTGTGCGTAATGAGGCCATCCTTGAGAAGACTGATCCCACTCCAGATCGCCTTGCTGCCGAGACAGAAGGCTACGCTGATAGAGCCGAGGCTAGAGAAGCGCTTAAGAATCCCGAAGCAGCAGAGGCTACCCCAGAGGATGTGGGCACTCGTAAGTATGAATCCGAAACAACAGAACAATATATTAATCGTGTGGCCCCAAGCCGCACTATCCGTAATCTACCTGAGCTGGTAACTGAGGTTGCTAGAAGAACACAGGTAGAAGGTGGGCGTATGATTTCTTCTACAGAAGAGTATCATCAGATGACCCCACAGGATCAGGCAAGAACGCTGATCCGCACACAGGCTGTTCTTGAGGCTGCTAAGAAGGCTGAAGAGAAGGCTGTGGGTCTACCAAAGGAACGCGAGCGTGTCTTTGAGCAGTTAGAGGCTTCTCGCAAGGAAGCTTTACGCCGCATTGGCAAGACTCTTACTCCAATTGAATTCAAGAGACTGAAGGCAGAACTCAAGGGTGATAAACCCAAGGTAAAGGGCAGTCTGCCTGAGCTGCTTACTGTAGCTAATGACAAAGCAAAGCCAATCGCAGAACGAAAGGCTAATGCTGAAGAAGCCGCAGGACAAATCCTAGAAACAGCCCGTGCAGTTATTAAGAATCCTGATAAGGCTAAGGTAATCAAGTCAAAAGTTCCACAAGAAATTCTTGACAAGGTTGATGCTGTTGTTGTAGAAGAAGCTCTTACTGGTAGAGTCTCAGCAGAAACAGCAGAAGAAGTTAAGAGAAGTCTTTTATCAGCCGAAGAACCTTTTACCTCTAGCCTTACCAAGCGTATTGAGCGAGCAGTAAAAGTCAATAGACTCTCTCCTGATCGCGTCGCTAGAATCAACGCAATCAAAGAAGACCACACTCGCTTTGTGTCTCTAGTTAAGGGAAACAAGATGCGAGCACTGGCGCTGTACAACCACATCCACGAAGGCGTAGTTACTGGTGTACTTACTGCAGAAGATCGTGTTCTTATCCTAGCTTCCGTATCACACCTTAACTTTGATCTTAAGGGTTTTGCGATGGAGTATGCATATAAGAACATGGACGATGTTAATGTTGCAGGTGAATACAATGCCAAAACAAGAGTACTCACACTAAACACCAAGTCTACACCATCCAATAGAGCACATACAGTTCTCCATGAAATTGGACATGCTCTCTTCTCAAACGACATGCGTGGTGAAGTATACCTTGAGAATCTCAAGCTGTACAACAGCATGCGCGAAGGTACTCCTCTTTCCAGTAAGGGTATTCAATTAATTGATCCTCTTACAGAAAACCTAGGCAAGTACCATCTTCAGAATGTTGAAGAGTCATTTGTTCAATTGTTCTCCAATGTAGTACTGGCAGAGACAGCACAGGTAATGACACCTATGGAATCCACAATGGTCCGTAAGACTTTTGCTTTCATTGAGAAGGCAATTCTTAATGCAACTATTGCTCTGGATGAATCCAAGTATTACGAAAGAGCCAACGCTGTAATTAAGGCACTGACTGAAGTTGACAACAAGGTCATTCGCCAGAGCGTGTCTGTGTCTAGCCTTCTCCGCGCTATTGCAACGGCAGAAGAAGCAAGACCAAAGAATGTTGCTCAGTTTAACTTTGAAATTGCAAAGAGTCTGGGTGCTCGTCATCCAGAAGTTGATAAGGCTGTAATTAGAGAAACTTTTACTGATGCTGAATATAAAATGTTGTTCAAGCAGGTAAACGATCCTACCTCACTAGCAGCTTTTGCTATTACCCGAGAAAGCGGTAAGCCAATCGTTGATGAAGCAGGACGCTTCACTGTACATGCTCCTAAGTTCTTTGAGGCTTACTCAGAGTACAAGAAGGCGCAGTACAACTCAGCTGCAACCCGCGTTGCATATATGTTACGATCCATGTCTTACAAGCTTCTAACTGGTATGACAAAAGAAGAACGAGAGAACTTCTTTACTTATGAAATGTTTGATATTAATGCTAAGCAAGAAAAGGGATCACCTTATGAGAAGTCTTTAAATGACAATCTATCGGCTACCTATGAGGACAACCACCTTGCCAGCATGAATCTTAATGGTGGTAACTATGCTACCGACTACCTGATGACTACAGCAGAATCCTTTGTGGAACTGCTGCAGGAAGATGGTATGAGTGATATTGCTCCATCGGCTATGACACTATCAGCCGCAGCGCGTGAAGCTCTCATCAGCCGCATTCAGGAAGATCCATATCTATCAAAGCCAATCATGGAACAACTCCGTGAGCACTTTGATAAGGCTGGTCTTACAAAGTATTATCAGCGCGCCTTTGATACAATGCAGAAGAATCTAATCCTTCGCATGTATGAAGAAGGTGTGTTCAGTATGAATGACCTGAAGCTTGTCTGGGATACGCCAGAGTTCAAGCAGTACTTTGGGAATAGTAAGGTAGTAGATGAGAATGGTAATCCATTGATTATGTATCATGGTACTTCAGACACAAATTCTATTTCTATCTTTAATTTTGATCAACATGTTGATAGAGACTGGGGAAGAAAAGCTGGATTAGTAAATTACTTAGGTCGTGTTTTTTATTTCTCAAAAAACGCTAAAGATGCTAGTGACTTTGCTTTATACGAAAGAAGTGGAGAAAACGCTTCAGTATATCCAGTTTATTTAAGAATTGAAAAACCTTTTGATACTTCGGTTGAGTTTTCACAGAAAGATGCTAAAAAACTTTTAGTAGGTTTTTATGAGCAATTGTTAAAAGAAACCCCTGATAACAAAGACTTAGCAGCTCAACTGTACTTTTTAAAACTTACACTAGTGGACTCTACATTAGGTAAAGATATTTATAAGCAACTGGCTGACATTGGAGGCCATGCAGATAGAGCAAATGCTTACTTGCAAACATTAGGTTATGACGGTATTATTGACATTTCATCAGATATGGGTGTTCAGTACGCTGTGTTTAAGCCTGAGCAAATCAAGTCTATCTGGAATGACGGTACTTTTAGTCGCACTAATCCAGACATCCGTAGAAGTATTAATCCAGAAGTATCTAAGAAGCGTGAAATGATTGGTGTTCTTCAGCAATTTATTGGTGATAAGAATGCCTTTAATGCCATGCCACTTGAAGATCTACTCCGTAATGTAATGGGCTTAGAAGAAACTCTAGTTGTCAAGTATATGAACCTAGGCAAGTCTAATCCCATCAAGGCTCTTCAGGCTCTGCAGATTGCAGTTAGTAAAAACCTAATTGAGCATGATGGTGCTAACTGGATTCTAAAGGTAGAACAAGTTGCACCTAATGAACCTGTCCAACCTAAGATGCCTTCCCCTAAGAAAATAGCTATGGTTGAAACAAAAGCTAAGCTTGTTACTGCAAAGACACTAGATGCTGAGCTTATGAACTATGCTGCTAAGGTTGATAGTGTTTCAAAAGAAATAACACAAGAAGCTTTACAAGAAGCTTTAGTTGCTTTCTTGGATACAACTTCACCCCAGAGAGCGGCACTATTAGCTAAGCTTGAAGAAGGAATGACAAGCAAGGAGCTTGGTTATTACCTAAGACGCGCTGTAAAGAATAATGAAATTTCAGAACAACGCAATCAAAATAAAAACCAAAATATTGAAACCGATGAAGGAAAACCCAAGGACGGAAAAGTTCGTCAAGCTATTGATACCACAAAGCAGCGCCAGTTAGATGCCAATATGTATTCTTTAATGCAGTTCCTGCATGATAAGTTTTTACAGAAGACTAATACTGGGCTGTTCAACGAAACTCAAATGAAGACACTACTTACTTTGAGTAAGAATAGAACAGTTAAGCTAGCTAATGGTAAGGAAGAAGTTGCTCCACCAACGCTAGACGAAGCAGCTAAGCTTCTTGGTCTTAGCGGTAAGTCTGGTGTTTCTGAACGTATTAAAGCTATGAAGCGTACTATGCAAAAGAAACTTGGTCTTGCGGATAAAGACGTTGCTAAAATATTTAGTAGTGAGAAAGAACTCACTAATAAAGAAAAGACTGTACTATTTGATAAACTTGAAGAAGCAATGGAGCGCTTAGTTGAAGCTTCTAAAGAGAAACCAAAAGCTGATCCTGAGCCAGTATTGCCTCCTGCAGAAAAGCTAGTAGAAACAGGAAATCAAATCTTAGACACAATAAACCAAACAGCCAAGATGGAACAGAAGGCTGATCCAGTTGCTGTACCTAAGACTGAAGAATCCACAGGACACGCTACAGTAGATACTGGAGCTGAAGCACCAAAGGAAACTCCTAAGTTGGTACACACAGAACCAGTGGCCGATGCTGTTGCCAGTGGTGAAACCAACATGACTAAGACAGCGGTACAGCTGGATATCAAGAAGTCATTCTCAATGAAGGGTATATTCACCCAAGCATCGGATGCTCTTGATCGTCTCTTCAATGCACTGGCAATTGAATATCCTGATGAGGTCGTTAGCCTTAAGACGGTTAAGGATCAGCATGCCTTTGTAGTTAAGCTACTGAAGGAAAAGGGATATGACTCTGTTATTGATGAGCGTGGTAATGTTGTTCCCCTCAAGGAACCCAAGGTAATTGGTAAGACCAAGAAGCGAATCTCCAAGGAAGTTGCGGAGAAGCAGCAAGATCCTACCGTTGTTACTAAGGACGAAACAACATTCTCTACCGAAGACGGAGTTCCTGTGGCTACTACAGAGACTGTGGTGGAAACACCCAAGGCTCCTGTGGGACCAGTTGAAACTCCTGCTGGAGATCGTACTGTTGTTCCTACTCCTACTAAGACTGTGAGTGATGTTGCAAAGCTACCTGAAGCAGAGACTTTAGAGCGTAAGGTAAATGAAGATCCAAAGCTACTCCGTAATAACGGCATGGATCGTAGTTTCCTAAAGCTCTTTACTAAGGCTTATTGGAAGTCCAAGATTGAAGCCAGTGCCAATGATCGTGCCATTGCTAAGATGGCCGAGGAATCTAATGGCGGCGCTAATGCAGCCAATACTATGATGGCAAGGGCTTTCTTCAGTGGTACCAATTCAGTTAGTCACTCAATCACTGAGAAGTTTAAGACTGCATGGGGTGACTTTGTTCAGGTTAATCAGTTTATTGCTGAAGCAAATAAAAGAATGTTTGGCGAAGATATCATGGAACGCTTCTGGAAGAAGGTCGATGAGATTAACGCCGTAGATAGAATTAGACCAAAGGCTGCTGAAGGTCCAGCAGGAATCAAACCTTTGACATATAGAGAAGTTCTTGACAAGGCTGCTGAGGCCATGAACGAAGAAGGCAAACCAGCCTTTGTTCGTCCATTGCTTCCAGATGAGATTAAGTTTGTCAAGGCCGATGAAGCTGGAAATGTTCGTCTATCCGGTAAGAACAAGCAGACCCGTGCCATTATTGATGCGGCTCTGACTGAAGCTGAAAAGGTAGAACCACCTAAAGTTGAAAAGGTATTGGATGCCGAAGGAAAGGTAGTACCAGAAGATACAACCCCAGTAAAGCCTGAGGAGCCTACTCCACCTACAACCGAAGATCAAATGATTGACGCTGCGGTAGATGGTAGCGAATCAGCAACCTCCAGACCATGGAGACTAAATAACTTTGTTGGGCATCTGTTTGGTGGCGACAACACTGCTAATGCTACATGGTGGCGTAAGCAGATGGCTAAGCTTGCCAATGCAACTCAGAGTTCATCACAGCTTGGAAACACAATCCGAAGCTTTAATGATTCAATTGCATTTATTTCCCGATGGGCTGACGATACCCGAGCACAGACAGGACATGTCGTGGGTGTAGGCAAGACTCCTTTCAAGACCATGTTGCAAATCAAGATGGACGAAGGAAGAGTCATTACCCGAATCCTGCGAGCATACTCTGACTTTGATACCACCCTAAGAGGTGCTAACAAGCCAGCTGTGCAATCCTATATCTACGACTGCTTGCGTAAGGGTGAGCAACCAAACAAGGCTGAGATGATCAAGCTAGGTGTTGGTGTGCATAACGCTGAAGCAGCAGTAAAGAAGGCGGGTTACTTACTGGAAATCTCCAGAGCAATCAATGACAAGATCCTCTACATGGAAAATACCACAGGTAGACTGGTCACCACTGATAAGCACGGCATGCCTCTTGATCCCAAGAAGTATGCCCCTGTTCAGTTTGATCACGAAGCTTTGATGCGTATTGCACCCGGAGAACACTCAAAGATCATTGATGCTATGGTAATTGCCCGTACTGCAACCAAGTTAAACGATCCACGCCTTGACAGAAACACAATGATTGTCATGGGTTGGATTGATGTTAAGTATAATAAAGAAACTGGTGGATACGAGTTCTTCTCTAAGGAACGCCAACTAAAGCATTCCGAAGGCGCCAATATGTTCGGTAACGATACCCTAGCCAAGCTGCAAGTCAGCAAGATTGCCAAAGAAGGCACAGGCGGTGACAAGGGTATCCTTAAGAACCTACTGCGTAAGGGAGATCCAAATAAATATTTCATCCTTGAATCAGATACAGAGTATACTGTATATCGTCTGCCTGAGGTTCTTGAAGACCTAGGCAATGCCGACAAGGCAAAGTATACAGAAGCTGTAAAGGGTAACACTGCTCATTACACCATTGATTGGCGTGAGCGTCTTGGTAACAAGAACCTAATTCAGCGAGAGATGGAAGAGATGTTTGCCTACAAGACCAAGAAGGCTCCTTATACGGATGACAGCTATGGTCTTGTTCGATCCATGTTTAAGATTGATGAGAATGGTCGAAGTGGTATTACAGTACCCGGCCTTACTCCCGAAGAGATGTTATCTGACCCAATGCTGGCCAAGCTATTGAGAACCAATCTGGCTGAAGCATACTTCCACTGGGTAAAGGGAAGATACTTTGATCTGAGCTTCCAACAGGAACTAGACAGAGTAATGGGAACCAAGGGCATCACTTGGGATAAGGTTACTAGCAGAGTTGCTAAAAGAGCACAAGATGATATTTCTAAGATTGCAGTAGATAGTGGGTGGACTAGTAAGCAACTAGATAGTGCACATCGTGATATCAATAATGGTATCAAGAGACTGCAGGAAGAGTTCCGAGCTGGTGCTGAAACTCTACCCTTCTTTGCAAACAAGGGACCACTAGGATCAAGAGCTGCTAATGCTGCTATTCGATTCAAGTTCTCTGTTGGCTATGGTGTATCACAATTTACAGAAATTCTTCAGGAACTTGTTAAGCACTCCCCAGAGTTCTATACAATGCCAAAGAATATCTTTGAAGCACTGCGCTATGTGGTTGGTGATTATAGAATCTCCAAGAACAAGATGCTTATGTCTGAACTGGGTGATATGACCTTTGTGCTTGAAGCTTTCAAGACAGACCTATCAAACCGATTTATGGGTGAGACTGGTTATGGTACACTTACTACAGATTCCAGAATGGGCACTCGTTTTGCAAAGGTTGCTCAGAATATCCGTAATGCCAATGGACTAGGGGAAACTCTGGTGACCATTGGTGAGGGTGCTGCCGAAGGTATGCAAGCCCTAGGCTCACTGTCGGCTCAGACACAAGCTGTGCGTGTACTGGGTAAGGTGAGAATGCAACGGTCTATCTGGCATTACTTTGAAAACGGTAGTGTGGAAAAGCTAATCACTAGACTAGAAGACCCAACGGTTGCTGCTGAGTTAGCTGAGCTTAACAAGGCTGCTGCCGTTGATCAAGCCCAACAGGTCAAACTATGGAAGCGCTTTGCTGGCGTTGCCAGAGAGAGTGGCTTTGGTATGGACCAGCATGATGCCATGATGTTCCTCAAGTACGGCTTTGGTGATGCTGAGACTGTCAAGGCCTTTAAGTGGGCCATGACCAAAGTCAAGCATGACAAGGGCCGTGTCAATATGAACCTCCTTTGGGATCTGGCTGATCAGGTTGCCCGAGAAGGCTCCAAGGAAGTAGACCCAGAGATTCTGGGTAATGCCCTATCAAATTATCAATTTATGTTAGAGGACAAAATTACCAAGGAAGTAGCAAGCGAAGTCCGTGGGTTAAACCGACAGACAGACCTTGAATCCAGAAGCGCTCTTGGGCGTCTATGGTATGCCTTGAGTTCCTTTACTCGTTCATATCAGGATAATGTGATTATGGGTTACGGTAGCAAGAGTACCATCAAGTACCTTGCTGGTGGTATCTTCTTGTACATGGCAGTGGATGCCCTAACCAGTTACCTTAAGGAATATCTAGCAGGGCGTGACCACAAGGATATCCTACAAGAACTGGAGGATCGTCCAAGTGAGTTCATGATTCGTGGTGCTGCAAGAACCCCATTCATGGGAACATGGAATGGATTCTTGGAAGCTGGTCTAGCTGGAGCCTCGGCTCTCAACGGTGGAACCTATAAGTACTACGGGATTCCCGGACTACCCGCAGGTGCCTCTGCTGGTGAAGCTGCTCTATCCGATATCTACAATAACACCAAGACATTGGTGGGTAGTGATTCTGACATGGGTAAGAGACTTAAGGCAGCTAGTGGTCTATTGGGTGTTTCAGATATAGTTAATCGTAGTCAGGCTGCTATTCCTATCCGTGTCCTACAAGACATGGGGGCCATAGAACAACAGTCTGCCGTAGGAACTTATTTGGATCTCATCCACAGAAAGCCATATCCCTACATGAAGCAGAATGCTAGTGCTGGTACTTATCAACCAATGGACCCCAATGATTATCAGCCTACTCCAAGGAACTTTGCCAAGGAGGCTTCGCAATACGAGGCTGCTAAGCAGATGACCAAGCAGTTCCCGCTGCCACCAGAGAGAGTGGTAGTACCTAAGAGAACCGCAACATCTAGGGGTACGACCAGTCAGATGTTTAATTCGACTAGTCCCAATACAGGAGTGTCAGGTGAACTAGGGGATCTCCTAGATCAATGACATGCCGAATAGATGGGGCTATAGATATAATACTATAGATATACCTAGGTTAACCTAGGGGAGTAGCTAAGCTACTCTCCTAGGCACCTAGGAAATTCCTATAGATTTTAGTTTAGGTTTTATTACTATGGATATAGCTTAGTCCCCTAGGTATCTCTCTAGTTAAAATCACAATAAATTATCCAACCTAGGTCCCATGGAAACATGGACCTAGGTATTATGCGTATCACTGGTCAACCTCCCCCCGGTCTTGCCGGGTAGGTCCCTTGTCGATTTCGGTAGCTGCCCCTCCCCGCTCACTGCCGGGGGAGCTCCCTTAGCTACGTTTGTTCCTGCTGGCCCTACGATGCCTCAGGAACGCTTCCTGAGAATCCAATGGGTCCAAGGGGCACCAAGGAGAGCCAAGGCCCCATAAGCGATTCCTAAGAAAATCGACTTAGGGGTAAAAAATTAATAAATGACTATCCCCCCTAGGTCCCCCCTTCCCGCCCCCCGGTACCCCCGTGGGTCCGATAACCAAAGGTCCGATAACCTGAGTCCGATAACCTAGGTCCGATAACCCAGATCTGCGGGGGGGTCTGAACATTCCCCGCTGAACTCGTCTACTGGTGGCGGAGCGACCCGCCCTCTTTGACAATCCAACGGAGTGTTTCCCCGCGCGGCCATCATGCCATAGTGGAAACTGGTTCTAACGAATCATCGAATGCCCGATCCCAAGTACGCTAGGTTACCATAGGGTAGCCAACGTAGCAAGCCGGACCCCTGAAAGGGGGTCGCGGGAAGTACGCCTAGCCTAACGGGAACGCAACCGGAACGATGAAACGAACGAACTGTAATACCTGTCGCCCCTTGGGTGGGGCAAGGTAGTGCGCGTATCCCGGATGGCTAACGGGAACGCATGGACGGGAACGGTAGCACGTTCCACCCATGAAACAATAACTAACTTCCGATACCCTGCATTCTTTCCGCAGGGTATCGGCTAGAATTCTCCGTAGTCGTTAGGGCCAGCCTACCGCCTAGGACGCTATGTGTTATCGGTTCCGCCCATATTGGCCAGTATCCGATAAGTACCGCGTTACCTTGGCATCTATAAATGGTCCCTGAACTATGCGGAGGGTTCTAGCCGATCCGTCCAACGTGGACAATCGGGATTCAAGTTTACTGGAGATTGAACACAATGGACATGCCTACTTTCGTTCGCGTTGCGATCGCTTGCAATCTTTCCGGCGCGTTCGCGGATTCCCTCAAGTCCCCCAAGTCATTCACGGCTACGGGGAAGGTGGACTGCCGGAAGTTTCCGGCTTTGCTTGAGAAGGTTGCGTACATGTATAACAAGGAATGCACGCACAAGTTCTATATGCTGAACATTCTGTGCGGCAAGGATGGCATTCCGATGAATGACATTCTAAACGATGAGAATGAGATCGTGCAGAAAGGTTTCCGGTGGCGCGGCAACGCTACGGAAGGTATCGAAGCCCATCCGGCGGCTGAAGTGTTTCAGGATCTTTGCACCTCCTATCTGCGTGCTAACTTTCCGAACCTGAATTGGGAGGTGGAGTCATCTGCTCCGCAGGTTCGCCGCAAGGATATCCCGTCCGATATCCTCGCCACGCTCGATATCTAATCGGGCCGTCTATCCCCCGGCTTTGCCGCAGGGGATGGACGCTAGGGTATCCCCTGCGGGGGATGCTCTAGCGTCTATCCGCTCGCCATCAATCCGAAAGAATCCCCATGAAGGCTTTCCAGAAGAATGTGCTTGAGATGTATGTCCGCCGTGCAATGCAGACGGGAACTATGGCAGATGCTGCCATTGCTGCGGACTATCTGTGCAAGGTATCCGGTAGTTCCTATGCGAACTGCATTGCTGCTCTTTGCAAGGCATACGGTATCCGCCATGCGGATCGTATCTGCAAGGATCGTCCGGGCATGTATGTTTCCAAGAATCCTGCACGGGAATTGGCTGCAGGATGTATCGTCAAGTTTGATAAGGAAACTATCTCCGTGAAGCGTATCCCGGAGGTTGTCCCCGCTGCTATTCTCATGTCCATCTAACCGGAGGTAAACAATGACCACTTTCAAGTATAACGGCAAGTCTTTGGTTTGCGTTGTTCAGTATAAGGATGTCAATGATTCGATGACATCTATGACTTGGTTTGAAACTTTCGATGGTAAGATTGTGATTGATACGGAGAATGCCCACTATCCCGAAATGTATGGGTTGGCAATGGTTGATTACATCAACGATGCCAGCGCCCGTGAATGTCTCCATAAGTTTGCGGATACTGCTAGGTTTGGCGCAGACTATGTGCTTGTTGGTTGAACACTTTGGTATGCCATAGGGAAACCTATGGTATGCCTTTCGTCTGGCTTCTTTATCTATCCGGCTATGCCGGGAAAGGTTTGAGACAATGGCAAACGCAATTAGACATTCATCTAACTTCAAGGATCGTACTGTTAGGGGAATCATTGGTTGTCAGGAAATCTTCTACTCTCGTTTGAAGGAATCCCTTCCTGAAGATAAGCACGGACTTCTTGAGTGTATGTTTCAGACAATGAATTACTTCGCTCAAGATCTAGAAGATTGTATGGAACAGAACAAGAATCTCCGCAAGGATCTTGAAGGAATGAACACTCCGGCTATGCCGGGAAAGGTTTGACATGTCTACCTTTCTTCTGATTGGTGTGGCTTTGCTTGGAATCTTTGGTGTGTATATTCTTCTTTGGTGTGCTGAAGAGAATAAGAATCTTTAATAGGAGCTGAAATGCGAGTCATCACTCTCTCTGATATGCTTGGTAATAACCGCTACAATCTTTGCATCCTTGGTGATAATAAGACAGGAAATGATTCTGTTAAGGATGCGATCAAGTCTGTTATTATGAGTAACTATGAAAATTGTGAAGGTAATTATTCTGTTCATATTGAATCGGCAAAGTATGGTGATTATGTGGTAGTTATTACTACGGATCAATATGTTGAACCTGTTGCTGTTCGTTTGGCACTGATTCAAACTGTCCCTGTATACGGTACTTGATCTAGGAGAAATAAATGCGTACCTTCAAGGTAACTTGGGCATGTAATACCTGTTGTGGTATTTCTGTTTCTGTTACTGTGGAAACAATGACGAAACGGGAAAGCGAAAGAGAGCATGTGATTGGTATGGCAAAGCATAAGATGAATGTTTGTCGTATCAATGGTGATTGGTTTGATGCCATTGATTGCTCTGTTGTTGAAGTTACTACCTAATCTATAGACCCTATATAGGAAGGGTAAGTCCTATCTTCCATACCTTTACTTACTTGGGGGTATGTTTGTATTACGAGTAAGCGTAACATAACGAGAGGATGTGGTTTGGTGTAATCCTAAACACCATAAGCACAACTAGGCAAGCAATCAGATAGTGCAAGATGCACGGCGCGCAGATTGCCCGACTAGTGGTATGTCTTAGGGAAACCTATGGCATATCTTTTGTCCACCTTGGTAAGTCCCGAATAGGCTTCGGCTGTGGCATTCTTCGGAATGTCTAGGGATTACTTTCTTTCTTTAGGAGAACTAATGGAACCGTATGATATTGCTGTTGTTACTGGAGATGCTGCTGTGGTAGTTCATAAGGTTTATGCGGGTACTGAAGATGAAGCAGTGGATTCTATTCGCATCTTCTACAAGGATATTACTATTGTTGGTATTATTCTTGGAGCTGAAGGATAATGTATATCCTCTTTATTGCTTCGGGTACTATTCTTTCTCTCTTGCTGTGTTGTTATCTAGACTATCTAGGTTTCTTTAATTGGATAAAGGAGATTATCAATGAGCGTTTCTACCGTTGAACATGTGTATGATGTGGTCGTGAATGGTATGTGCCTTGCTTCTTTCTGTAATAAGTATGAGGCTAATAGGTACGCTATTGCCTACGCTTCTAATTACGCAGGATCTAATGTGCAGGTGATCTACAATGGCAAGTAATGACTATCTGCATTATGTGTTTCAGCAAAACAATAGTGGTGGATATTATGTTGGGCCTGATGAGTTTGTTGTGACTGCCTTTAGTCTTGATGAGGCATGGGAAATTCTTAAGGCACAGTCTTGGTATACTGATGAGTACTGTGAGTGTTGTGGTACTCGTTGGAATAGTTGGGGACACATTTCTACTATGGAGATTGAGTACTAATGGAAGACTATTACCCCGATGTGGATGCTATGTACGAAGAGCGTACCGAAGTTATCAATGAGTGGTATGATGCCATTGATGAAGTGATCAATACCTATTACGAGGATGACACCGATGAAGATTCATGTTGTGTTTGAGTTTCCCGATGTGAAGGATGTTGAGTCTACCGAAGCAGACTATACTCTTGAGTGTCTGTCTGATGACCTTAAGAAGTATGCCGGCGGCATGTGTGAATGGTACATTGACGATGTAACGGAATAAACAAATGACTACTCTGCAAAAGAACTTTGTTGGTGAATTCACTACCGTTGTTCGTTCTCCTAAGTCCGCACCCTCTTTTGATGGACAGAAGTATACGCCTAAGCAGTATCTCTTTGATGCCGAGCTGAATGAGTGGGTATCTTTCTATTGGATTGATGCTCCCTTCCATAGTGATGGTGGTGGAGCACAATGTATGTGGCTTAGTAATAATGCAGAAGAAGAGAATGCTGAAGAGTTTGGAATCAAACTTACCAGTCAGAACCTTGGTGATGGTAAGGCTAAGGCAGCAGCATTTGCTATGTATCAACGACAGAAAGCAGCAGCAGAAGAATTGTGTGCGCCTCCTGTGCATGGCATGTGTTGCTTCAAGTATTATCATAAGGGTAATCGTAGTGTTACTACTTTTTGGGGCTACCTTTCTTGTGTAGCAGGTTGTGTTGGTGATATTGAAGAATCTGATGACTCTAAATGTGAGTATGATTCTTATGTTACTGAGCAGATGCATAAGTGGGATAAGTATGATGAGATTTCTGATCTCTTGGATGAGATGGGTGTCTATAGCCGTAGCATCCTAGGTCATATTGCAGTAGAGATTGGCCCCCATCCTGATGATTGTAACTACCATGATTGGTGTGATGACAATGGCTATGAACAATACTTTGGTAAGCAGGATCTTTATGAGAACCTGAAGAACATTGACATTAGTCATGTGCAAAATGACTGGCAATCCCTTGGTACTCCGGGATACCATCGAAATATGGGTGGTGATCTTCATGCCCATAACATGGGCTACTGGAATGGTAACCTTGTGTGTATTGACTTTGGCTATCACTGCGTTCAGTAAGGAAACAAATGAATAATTCTTGCTACACAATCGTTAAGGAGTATGACCTCAATGGAGTATGGTTCACTGTGTATGTGGGACAGCATCCCATTGATGGGTTCAGAGATCCAAAGGATGCCTATCTCTTTGGAGAATGGTATACAAATTCAAGTAAAGAAGATACCGATGAACGACACCCATGTATGGATAGCACAAGTACTAACCTATGAGTATCCTTGTTGGACCACGGTATGCGCCGGGGAAACTCCAACGCTTGCACTTATGGCGGCTTGCCGAATATGTGGGGCTATGGATAGAATTCCATAGGACAAAACCACCAATAACCCCACCCCTAGGGGAACCTAGGATCTATAGTTTGTGTAAATTATTTTTAGTATAGGATTACTTTGGAACGAACAACCCACCACTTTGCTAATATCCCAACAGATTCTTACGGTAATATCTCCGTAGAGTTTGGAGTTCTTTGGACTACCCATCATAACAACTGGTATCTTTCAGATATCTTTGTTGAGATGGCGGAACCCGATGTTCTTTCTATGGAAAGACTTCGACATCTTGTGCTTGACTTTGTTGAAGTCAACGGTTACAATCCCACTACCCCCTATGAAGGAGAGTACGATGAAGAGACTAATGATGCTGATTGAAGTTGAGAATACGGAACAGCAACAGATGTTCTATGATGTACTTCAGGAGATGATTGAGGATCGTTCTCTTTGTGGTTACTTTACATTGGTCGATCATGGTGAGGGTATTGATGACCTGCCTGATTACATGGACTACGAAACAAAGCAGTTGATCCCATTGATTGCAGCGTTTGAACAAGAGTTTATTAATACTAACAAGCCAATGGACAATAAGCATGGATCAATCCACGACGATAATCTCTAACAATATCGAACTGTTGCTTGAGGTCAAGGACAATATCCCTAACTGGATTCATAACTCAACCGCAAGGAATCAAGCGATTGATCTTCTGAATGATATGGATATCATGACCTATAGAAAGTTTTGGCTGACTGAAGAAGAGGAGTTTCTTCTTGACTATATCTCTAACACTATTGAGGCTTACTGCTGATGACTACTGAGACTAATGCTATGACTGAGGCGCTTGCTGTTCTGTCTGAGGCTATTGCTGAACAGGTTACTAAGAATCTTAATGATGTTATTAACCTTAAGATCAACCGCGCTATTGAAGAGTACATGGATAATGGTGACTTCCTCTATAGCCTTGAGGATACCATCAAGGATAAGATGTCTGATATCGTGGACGATCATGTGAGCAACATCTCTCTCCGTATTGAGGTCGATTAATGAATAAGACATACGATATCTTTGGACCTATCGTGGTGAACTATTGGAAGGATTGCCTCAGTTGTTGGCAGATTAATCCTGATAAGATTAATGAGAGCGATCTTACTGAGTGGATTAATACCATGGAATCTTTAGTGATGGATAATCTTTGTGATACAATCCCTGATGAATGGTATCCCGAAGATGATGAGGATGAAGATGATGGGGAATGGGAAGACCTTCCTAATCATGATGATGAAGAAGACTAACGCGGCTATGCCGTAAGGAGTTGGGTATGCTAAATGGAATCTTGATTGCTGTTGGAATTACTTTACCTATTGCACTTCTTATGTATGACATGATCATTTCTAAGAAGCGGTTAGATATTCTTGAGACTGAGGTTACTACCTTGCGTACTTTAATGCGTGAGCTTAATGTAAACAAGGATACTGAGAAGTTTAGCAAGGGTGACGAAGCGTATAATATTCTTCGCACCAATGCCAAGCGTATTGGACTGAGCCATTGCTTTAAGTAATGGACATTGGAAGGGTGCCTGATAGATTGGTAAAAGGTCATCGCTTATAACGGTGCTAATGTGGGTTCGACTCCCATCCCTTCCATTCCCATATGGGATTACAAAGGAGATACTATGAAGAAAGATATTGCTAAGATTTGGGTAGATGCTCTGCAGTCTGGTGAATATGATCAAGGATCTGAGTACTTGTGTGCAGGTGGTAAGTACTGTTGTCTTGGTGTTCTTTGTGATTTGTATGCTCAGGATACTGCTGACAATCTTCGTATTGTAGAAAAGGAGAAGGGTGATAGTGGGTTTATTATTACCTACTATAATCATGACTCTGAAGTTCTTCCCGATGTTGTTCAGGAGTGGGCTGGTATGAGTACTAATACAGGTAAGTATCTCAGTGATTCCCTGTTTGAGTCTTCACTTGCTAGTGACAATGATCAAGGTGATACCTTTCATGAGCTGGCTAAGAAGATTGAATTGTATGCTGATGATCTGTAATCTGTTTGCCCTAGTATCGGCTCACTCTTCTAAAGTGTAGTACCGTAATTGGATCTATGTTGGTTCGATTCCAACCTAGGGTGTGTTAAATCCGCTGCACAGTAGGCTTTGTCCCTACCTCCCTTGAGGCAGTTAAGTATGATGATGGGCGGCATCGTATGGCATCGTAGTCCAAAGGCAGAGACAGTTGACTTAAAATCAATCAAGTGTGGGTTCGACTCCCACCGATGCTACTAAGAAAGGATACTTATGGGACTTGATAGTTTTGCTATGCTTGAAGATTGTCCGATGGATAGTAAGTTGTTTGAGCACCTTCCTCCTGTGCTGTGTGGTGGTATGTTCAGTGATGGACATTCATCTATTCGGGGTAAGGTTTATAATGAACTCGTTGAATCCACTAGTGGTATCTCTCTCTATCAGGAGAAGATCCCTAACTCTCAGGTTGCCATGATTGCCATGGCTCTTGAGGATGCAGGACATACTGGTTCTGGTTTGTCAAGTAAAGAATACACTACTCTAATCGAATGGTTCAGGATCATTCACAACAATGGAGGATACATCATTGGCTGGTGGTAACCGATAATGCTAATAAACACATTCACAAAAACGGTTGGATCTAATCCAAATTTATATTCGATTTTCCAGATGGCCCTTGACAGAGGAACAACGGCGTGGTATAATGGTGCAACGGAACAGCGATGGGATGATAAACTCCATATCATGCTGTCGATGATTCAGGTTGATACTACACAAGGTATTGAGAATCGAATGATCAAACAGTACATTACTTATGAGGACCTTAAGGAACTGAGCATGCTGTTATGGCAAGCACAGACTGCATATGAATCCAGACAGAAAGAACTCCAAGAAGAAACTCAAAGAGCAAGAGAAGCCGCGAACGAAACCAAGGCTTGATCCCTACAAGAGAAGTAAAGTTAAGAATAATGACCGCGTTGGTCGTTATGATTCACAAGATATAGATTAAGGAATAGAATGGCTCACAATATTACGGATACCGATGGCGCTGTGTTTCACAAGGAAGCAGCATGGCATGGTCTTGGTCTCGTTATTCAGGATGATATGTCGCCTACTGAGGCTATGAAGATTGCTGGTCTTGATTGGACTGTTAGCAAGGTTGGTCCTGTGTTTGCAGGTAATCCACTCTCTGTTGTTCCGTCCTCTGATGAGTACGCTGCCATTGTTCGCAACGATACTAACACTATCCTTTCGATCCAGTCCCCTGACTATCAGATCGTACAGAATAGTGAGGTGTTTGATATGGCCTACAACCTTGGTGCTGATATCAAGGTTGAGTCTGCGCTCTCCATGAATGGTGGCAAGCGTATGGTTGTGCTGTGCAAGACTGGTACTATGGATGCTGGCAATAGCAATGATCCGGTGGAACAGTACATGGCACTGATCAATAGCCACGATGGTACGCTTGCTGAGCAAGCCCTGCCTACCTCTGTCCGTATCGTGTGTCAGAATACTCTGAGCATGGCTATGGCTTCGGGTGCTAAGAAGGCTTTCCGTATCGTGCATACTGGTGATATGAAGAAGAAGCGTGAGGCTATGGCCGATGCTCTCAAGTTCTATGCCAAGACTGGCAAGCTCTTTGAGGAAAAGGTTGATACCCTTGTCCGCA